ATTCCAACATTGCTTGCTGCAACTGTATGTTTCATCGTTGCCTTCATTGCCGCACCTCCGGTGGACATTGATGGTATTCGTGAACCTGTTGCTGGTTCACTTATGTATGGAAACAATATCATCTCTGGTGCTGTTGTTCCTTCAAGCAACGCAATCGGACTTCACTTCTATCCTATTTGGGAAGCTGCTTCCCTTGATGAATGGCTCTACAACGGTGGTCCGTTCCAACTCGTCGTGTTCCACTTCCTCATTGGCATCTATGCTTACATGGGACGAGAATGGGAACTTAGCTATAGACTAGGTATGCGTCCTTGGATCTGCGTTGCTTACTCAGCACCTGTTGCTGCTGCCTCTGCTGTATTCCTTGTGTATCCTTTCGGTCAAGGTTCTTTCTCTGATGCGATGCCTCTTGGTATCTCAGGCACATTCAACTATATGCTTGTCTTCCAAGCAGAACATAACATCCTTATGCACCCCTTCCATATGCTTGGAGTTGCTGGTGTCTTTGGTGGTTCACTCTTCAGTGCTATGCACGGTTCTCTTGTGACTTCTTCACTGGTTCGTGAAACTACTGAAACTGAATCGCAAAACTATGGATACAAGTTTGGACAAGAAGAAGAAACCTACAACATTGTTGCGGCACACGGGTACTTTGGTCGTCTCATCTTCCAATATGCTTCATTCAATAACTCCCGTTCACTTCACTTCTTCTTAGCAGCCTGGCCCGTCGTGGGTATTTGGTTCGCTGCTCTTGGTGTAAGCACCATGGCATTTAACCTTAACGGATTTAATTACAACCAGAGTATTCTTGACTCACAAGGTCATGTAATTAACTCTTGGGCTGATGTTCTTAACCGTGCAAATCTTGGTTTCGAGGTGATGCATGAGAGAAACGCCCATAACTTTCCTCTGGATCTTGCTGCCGCAAGTAACACCCCTGTTGCTCTTACTGCACCTGCAATCGGTTGATAAGTTAGAGTTTTCTAATGGAGACCCCGAAAGGGGTCTTTTTTATTGCTAAATATTTAAAGTTATGCTATAATAACTTTAACAACTAAACCCACTATGAAAACCTGTAAAATCTGTAATCAACCAAAACCACTTACGGAGTTTTATCAAACTGTAAGAAATGGAAAACCTTATGGACACCATGGAAAGTGTAAAGAGTGTTATATCAAAAAACAACAAGAAAACTATAATCCATTAAAGCAAAGAGATGAAAATCTTAAACAAAGATATGGTAAGAATTTTGGACTATTGGAATATAATACTCTGTTGGAAAAGCAAGGGTATAAGTGTGCTATTTGTGGATCTACTGACCCAAAAGGTAGGAAATCTGGAAGAGGTGGGGCAGTAGATGTTTTCTATGTTGACCATAATCATAAAACTGGTGAGGTTCGTGGACTTCTTTGTAATGTATGTAATAGAACAATTGGGTATGTTAATGAAGATGTTGAATTGATTAGAAATATGATTGAGTATGTTAAAAGGCATAGAGGTGAGCACTAATACTCATTGACCTTTTTGTTACGATATGTTAACATAAATATGAGAAATTACATAGGAGGCTATGGTATCTTCAACTCTTTCACAACCTATTTCACAGAGAGGATGGTTCGATGTCTTGGATGACTGGCTTAAACGAGATCGTTTTATCTTTGTGGGTTGGTCTGGATTACTTCTTTTTCCCACTGCTTATTTGGCCCTTGGTGGCTGGCTTACTGGCACAACGTTTGCTACAAGTTGGTACACCCACGGGTTGGCGTCTTCTTACCTTGAGGGTGCTAATTTCCTCACGGCAGCTGTGTCAACGCCTGCAGATTCTATGGGTCATTCTCTTCTTCTACTTTGGGGTCCTGAGTCTCAGGGAGATTTCGTCCGTTGGGTCCAACTTGGGGGACTCTGGCCTTTTGTGGCACTCCACGGGGCTTTCGCTCTAATCGGTTTCATGCTTCGTCAGTTTGAGATTGCTCGTTTAGTAGGAATTAGACCGTACAATGCTATTGCGTTTTCTGGGCCTATTGCTGTTTTTGTCAGTGTGTTTCTCATGTATCCACTCGGACAATCATCTTGGTTCTTTGCGCCGTCGTTTGGTGTTGCTGCGATTTTTAGGTTCCTCCTATTCCTTCAAGGTTTCCACAACTGGACACTCAACCCCTTTCATATGATGGGTGTTGCTGGTATCCTAGGTGGAGCACTTCTCTGTGCTATTCATGGTGCTACTGTGGAAAACACACTTTATGAAGATGGTGAAAATGCAAACACCTTCAAAGCATTTGAACCAACTCAGGAAGAAGAGACCTATTCAATGGTTACTGCTAACCGTTACTGGTCGCAAATCTTCGGTATTGCTTTTAGTAACAAGCGTTGGTTGCATTTCTTTATGCTCTTTGTTCCCGTCATGGGTCTCTGGACATCTAGTATTGGTATCATTGGACTTGCTCTTAATCTTCGTGCTTACGACTTTGTATCTCAAGAAATTCGTGCTGCTGAAGATCCGGAGTTTGAGACTTTCTACACAAAGAATATTCTTCTAAATGAAGGTCTTCGTGCTTGGATGGCACCAGTCGATCAACCACACGAGCAGTTTGTATTTCCAGAGGAAGTATTGCCCCGAGGCAATGCTCTTTAAAATAAATAAGGGAGTTCCTCAAGAACTCCTTTTTTTATGTTTTTCATCCTCATAAATTTTATACTCTTCGGAGTTTTTATGTTCATAATGTCTCTTACCCAAGATTTATGATATCTTCTACAACACCACACAAACTTGCAGAAATTATTCGTGATACTTGGCCTCAACTTTACAGAAAACCAGAATCATCTTACAATAAACAAAAGACTCTAAAAGATGAAAAAGTATAACGAAGAATATTTTTCAGTTGTTGAAAAAAGAACTGGAAGAAAAATTGCAGATTGTGGTAATGAAATGGATGCACATGTAATGGTTTCTTTTGATCCACAGAACCGAACAATTGCAAGGAATAAAATTTTGATGAGTCCAGTAATTGATGTTGAAATTCCAAAATCACTTCCTACAACAAATGTTGTTGCATCTAATGTAAACGAAGGTGGATGTACAACAAGAAAACAACAATTGCTTGATGCTGGACAATTGAGACTTCCAGAAGATCAAAGAATTCCAGTTATCACTAAATAATTTTCAGTTTTATTAAGAATTATGAAGTTCACAGTTTATTCAAAAGATGGTTGTCCATATTGCACAAAAGTTCAGCAGGTGCTAGAATTGGCAAAACTACAGCATGTGGTTTACAAATTAAATACAGATTTTACTCGTGAAGAGTTCTATGCAGAATTTGGAGAGGGATCTACCTTTCCTCAAGTAATTGTTAATGAAAAACATATCGGAGGTTGCTCCGATACAGTTCAATATTTGAAGGAGCAAAATCTAGTTTAATGAATACTAATTTTCACGAAGTTTATAATGATGTTGAAAAGGCAATCGATTATGCCTTTAATGGACAATTTGTTTTGAAGTTTTATGATTATTTGAAAATTCGTGGAACAAAAAGATACGAAGTTGAAGAGTTTATTGAAAGCACCACAGCAAATGAAATTAATAATCTTGTAATGGATTTAGATACGTATTTGGAAGGTGGTGCAGATGGTATTCATAAACAACTTCGTGAGGCTTATGGACATATTCCAAAACCTCAAGCAAGAAAAATTAGAAACTACATCTATGGCATCTTAGAAGATGCTTGGAAATATAGTAATGACAAACGACCAGGAAGACGCAAGAAAAACACTAAATAATAATGAACTCCAAATTAATCGGGGTGTTGAACTATTACTACGCAATAGGAGGAAGGAGAAATCAAAACCAAAAACTTTTCAAGTGAAGTTTGGTAAAATGATTTCTCTCTTCCGTAGAGAGTTTCATTTTTTTATTGAATTTCACTTCGACATTAGGAAAAAATAAACCTCTCTGGAGAAGAAAAATGTTAGCAGTAACTCTAACTATAGGAACATTAGTTTCAATTATGTTCTTTTTTGTAGGAGGTGTGGTAGGATGGTTAGCAAAAGAGCATTTCTATCAAACACAACCAATTTTTACACACCCAGAGATGTTTGACTCTAATGGTAATGTAATACCCGACGAAATTTTAGCTGTGAGATTTGAGAATGATTTTGATTATGATGATGAAGATGAAGATGAATAAATAAAACTGCCTGTGTGGTTCGCATCTATCGGGTAGAAAAGGTGTTTAGGCACCTTTTCTTTTATAAATAATATTGCGAATCACGATAGAGCAGAAATGTATTACACTTATGCATATTTGCGTGAGGATAGAACACCTTATTATATTGGTAAAGGTGAAGGTAATAGAGCATACAAATCACATAAAAGAAAAAATGGGCAGGAATTAAAACCAAAAAACAAAAATCAAATCATTATTCTTAAAAAATTTAAAAGTGAAAAAGAAGCATATATTCACGAAGAATATATGATATCAATTTTTAAAAGAAAATGTGATAGAGGCATTCTTGTAAATATATCTTTAGGTGGAGAACAACCAAATTCAAAATACAAAACTTTGGAAGAAAAGGTAGAAGCAAGAAGAATAAGATCTAGAATAAATGCTAAAAAATACAGGGAAAATGAAACGAATGAACAAAAAGAAAAAAGAAATAAAAAAAGAAGAAAAAAATATTCATTGAACAAAGAAATTATAAATCAAAAAAGAAGAGAAATTTACAAACTAAATAAACAGATTGACGAATAAATTAAATTATTCTAAAATGTAAATAAATTAAAATTAAAATTATGGCGATTATGACTACGACGAAGACGACGAAGACGAAGACTGAAACTCCAATTGAGAGTCTTCCATCCAACCCATTTGTATTTGAAGTTTTAGAACTTGTTTCAAAGCAAAGAAGCAATGCAAAAAAAGTTGAAGTTCTTAAAGCATATGAACACGATTCTTTAAAGACTGTTTTTATTTGGAACTTTGATGATACAGTAATTTCTCTTCTTCCTGACGGTGAAGTTCCGTATGCGAATACTGATGAACAATCTGTTTATGCTGGAACTCTGTCTGAAAATCTAGCAAGAGAAGCTGCTGGAGGTGAATCGGCAACAGGTCAAGATCTAGATGGAAGAGGTCGCACATCTCTCCGCAGAGAATATCAAAACCTTTATCACTATGTAAAAGGTGGTAATGACTCACTTTCTACAATTCGTAGAGAAATGATGTTTATTAATCTTCTTCAAGGACTTCATCCAAGAGAAGCAGAAGTATTAATTCTTACAAAAGATAAGAGGTTGACAAATAAATACAAAATAAGTATTGATAATGTGAAAGAATCCTATCCCGAAATTCAATGGGGTGGACGTTCGTGACAGTTGCAGTAAGTGGAGAAAAAAGTATGGCAGAATCTGAAAAAGAAGAAAAAAATATTCTGCCATCCCGATATGGTTGTGAAATTGTTTTAGAAAAAACAACCCTTGAAAAAGCAAAAGATTCTTCTTTTCCAAGTGATGCTTACTTAGTTTGGTATGTAATTGATGGAAAACAATATCTTGATTTAACAAGAGGAACCAAGATTCGCATTTTTGATATGTATTATGACACTTATGGTCCTGGAACACTCAAAAAAATTGACTTTGGATATGGAAGAGTAAATCCCAAACTTTGGGGGTATAGGCAACCAGAGAAAAAGAAAAGAAGATGACAGAAGGATTTAGTAAGGAAAAAATTGATGTTACTATCAATAAAGATGAGATAAATAAAATATTAAAAAAATACAAGAAAATTAAAAAGTATCAAAGGTCTCCTCTTTTTGAAGTTAAAACTATGGACGGAACCGAAACATATGTCAGCAAATTAATTCAAGAAGGACAGGAGAACCTATGAAAAATGGGCAAGCACTATTTACTTAATTTGTATGGTTGTTCATTTGTTCTTTTGAATGATGAACTTTGCCTCATAGATTTACTAGAAAATGCAGCAGCGGCATCTGGTGCGACTGTGGTTCAAACGATTTCAAAAAAGTTTGAACCACAAGGAGTTACTGTAATGTGCTTGTTGTCGGAAAGTCATATTAGTATTCATACTTGGCCTGAAGAAGGTAAAGCTGCAGTAGATGTTTATACTTGTGGTGATTGCAATCCAAAGATTGGATGTGATATTATCATTCAGCAACTTTATGCATCAAACCATACACTAAGTTATATTGAAAGGTAACAAAAGTTACAAAATTGCTTGACTATATACGTCGGGTAGATTAAACTACCTATACGTTCATTCCCAACGGGAACGGAAGTAAGCCGACTCGGAACGGATCGTTCATTCTCTATTCGCAAATAGAGAACGCAAAAGCCGACTGAAGGAACGCTCTTTAACTTAAACAACTAAGGA